CGTCCAGCACCCGATCGTTATATGACTCGATGACCCTTCGGGCCACGTTGTTGCTGTAACGATTGAGTTCAATCGCATTTCGGAACAGTTCGGCCAGTTCATTCATGCCGGTTTTAACCCCAACTCCTCAGGAGTTTCAACACAAATCAACGAAACATCAGCGCCGGCCATCAAAGCGGATTTGATGATGTCGCGCATTTCATTACGCATATCGTTGTCATACAAATGAATACGAGTCTCGGTGACTGTGATCACATGTCCTTTGTCGTGCCACGTTGTGCGTACAACTGCATAATTTTGATTGGTCAGTTCCCCAAGCGAAAAGAACAGCAGTTGTTTATGACCGTCATCCGGTCGCTTCTTCCGTAGGTTCTTGATCCAGCTCATCAATCAGGCATTTGATCTTGATCTTCTGGCTCAGCCGACTCCTCGGGCATGGTTTCCCGTGCCACAGGCTCTGGCTGGTCCATCTCAATCATGCCCCCGTTCTGCGTGCCTTCCAACTCCTCCTCAACGTCGAAGTCGTCGCCCAGGATCTCGCCGGCTTCCAACTGCTCCAAGAGCGTGGACTGTGTAATCGTCCCTGCGGTGTAGAGCTGCAGCAATGCTTGGATCTCATCCGGCTCCAAACGTGACGCCATAAAGTCACGATTGACAAAGGAGCTGCCAGCTTCAGGGATCTGCAGGTAGTCCGCGTGAAACTGCAGGCAGTTGTCGATCAAGTCCTGCATCTGCTGGGCCACCACCTGCATGGTGCTATCCCCTTGGCTGCGGTCGATCCTCTTTGATGCGGCCGTCTCTGCTGACAGCTTTTGACCCAGAATCGCGGCCAGTCCTAGCTCGTTAATCTGGCTAGCGATTTGATCCAGCCGGCGGAACTGAGCGTCGAAACTCCGGCCTTGGGGCTCGATGTACTCGGCCTTCGCGTCCATCGGGAGGGCCATCGCTTCCCCGGGGCCTGCGCTGATCTCCTCGGCCGACTGTGGGAATCCGTAGACCGCCAACATCGGCACAGCCGAGATGTGAAGCTGGTTGTCTAAATCGCTCTGTACCTGATAAGCCTTGAGGTTCAGCTCGGCAATATCAGCCAACGGCGGCCGTGATTCGAGGATGCCCGTGCGGTTGGAATAAGCCACAGAGAAGGGGATGACATCCAGGCTCGTCGTGCCCTCGTCCACCACTCGATAGTCGCCTTTCTTGTCCTTCTGGTGGATCTCGAAAGCGCCAGGGGTCAAGACGCGGACCTGCTCCACCATCTTCTCGCCGTAGTCGCCATCAGGCTGCACCACCTTCTCGTAGAGACGCAGCTGGGTTAATTTCTGCTGCCCGTCGATAATCTCTGACCGCCAGCCGAGCACATCCGGCGGGGAATAAATCGACCAATACGGGCGGCCGTTATCACCTGCGGCCGGTGCATCAACCAAGACGCCGACGTGACCGTACCGAATCATCTTCCGGGCGGCTTCATACAGAAACACGTCCAAGTTGTTTCCGAGAAGATCAACATCGAATAATTGTTCCGTGACGGTATCACTTACGTCTTGCAGCCGAATAGGCTTTCGCGTCAACATACCGGCCAAAAGTCTTTCTAATCTGCTGAAAAAAGGCGGCAAAGTTGAACGCATTAAGCGTGAATCGTAGCTCTCATCAAGTTCCCTAGGTTCTTGCGGTAGATACTTTCTATGTTTTTTACGAATGCCAAATGTGCCAAGGCTGATCGCTTCGAGAAGCTCCCAATGGGGCTCCATGTTCACGTAGGCATTATTGGGATCACTAACAAGCGCAACGCTAGAGGCACGCTGACGGCCGCCTGCAAATGATGAATACATGTCCCGCCCTACTTAATGCCTTGATGTTAATCGACAGATCCACAGGCACAAGAAAGGGGTGTATCAGTACAGGCGGATGCCAGTCCCTCGACCAGCTCGGGCGTGCAATATCGAAAACTCTCTGAATACGAGGTAGCCCAGCGCGTCATTTGTATGGTCGTGGCCCGTTTCCTTATTTGGCTCACCCCGCTCCGTATAGCTCTGCAGCTCCAGGCACTCAATCGTCCGCTTGCAATGCGCCGCTACCTGTAATCGGACCTCACCCTTGCCGTTCTCCAGCAGAGCTTGTACAGAAGCCACCCGATCAGAAACCCTCGGATTTGATCGAGGCGACTGATTGCTGAACCCATAGGACTCAAGAATGCTGATGTCGGTGAGGCTGGCATTAGTAGAACGCGCTGAACCTGAGGCGTCAGGGTAGACATAGACGCGACGGTCGGGATAACGTCGGCGGATCTCTTGGGCCAAACTGTCGGTGTCATGGGCACCGCTGATCTCATCAATTAGCAATAAAGAGTTACCCAGACGGACGCCGATTACGGCGCTCATGTTGCCCACGTTGAAGTCCACCCCGATTCTCAAGATTTCGTCGCTGACATCTGGAAGGTCTCGACAAATGTGCTTGTCGCGGCTGAATCGGTCGTAAACCTGGCCGGTGGTCAGATTGGTGAACTCGCCCTGAAGATATGCGGCGAGGAGACTGGGGTCGTATGAAGCCTCGAGCCTCGATATGAAGTCTGGCGGCAGATGTGGGTTGTCTGCTGAACGCATCTTGATCAGCTTGCGGTCCTTGCGCTCTTTTGCCTCCTCGGTGCCGAACGTGTTCCACATCCAGCGGAAACCCTCAGGCGTGGAGGCCGCTGCAAACTGCCGGACATTGCCAGAACGAAGACGGCCGAGGATCTTGGGGAAAGCCCGATCGGCAATAGAGGTGGGGACAGTATCAACTTCGTCCACTAGCACCCACGCCAAATTAAGACCAATGATTCTCGTCCAGCTTTCTAGGGAGCGACAGAGGATCTTGGTATCCCCGCCTGGTAGGTGCAAGATCACCTCAGGTAATGGCGAGGCTCGGAAGGTGTAGGGCACTTCATACCGCTCCAAGAAGGACATGAAATCCTGAAGCCATATATCTCTTACCAAAACCTGAGTCGGCTCCATCACGCAGCCGATGAAGCCTTGATTAGCGCAGGCAAGAAAGACAGCCTTAGCGGCTTGTGCGTGCGTCTTGCCGCTGCCGTAGCCGGCACAGAGGCCCAGAATGTCGGTCGCCTGATCATCGACAAACGCCCGCTGTCCTGGGTGCAGGTCTTCTCGGATGCGCTGCAAGAGGTCGGTGGTCTCTTCCTGCGTAGGCGGCTCAGCGAAGGCGAGGAGCGGTTCCGCTTCGGTCAAGCCCGCGAGGACGGAAACCATCAGATGTCGAAGCGCAGAAGCTTAGCTTGAGTCTCAAGTGCTTTGATTGCGACAGCCACCTGTCGGTCGTCGTTGCCGGCCCGCTTTTCGTATTCCGCAAGACGACGCACCGCAGCGGCCAACCATTGCGGACGCTCAACGGCTGAGTCTTCTTCTATCAACTTGCGAGCGCGTGCGATGTATTCGTCTGTCTGACGGCTAGACAAATCCCACTCAGTCGCGGCGTATTGAAGGATGTCAAAACGCGACCACGATTTAATCAAGAACTGGTAAATCACGTTTACCCGTTCGTGGATTTCTTGATTAGTTGACTTTTTAGCCATGCCCGGATCTTACAGGCGACGGATAAAGGTTAGCCAGTCTTTTTTTGTGGGGCGTGCATCTTGCGCCAGTAGTTGTTCAGCTGGTTGATTTTGGGAAGGACCAGGTGATGAGAAGAAACAAAGCCGACGTATTCACCCACGGACAAGACCACGGTTCCGTCCTCTCGGTTGCGAATCTTGGCGTTCGGGGGTTGTGGCTCGCTGGTAGGCGTCACGAAGTCGGCGCTCATAGTTCTCGAATGCGCGGAGGTTGTTGAGGTGTTCTTGATTGCTGAGGTGTTGGTCCATCGGTTTTTGGTGTTGTGAAGTTTGAACGCCGGGGGATCGATACGGCACCTCTACCGCCCTTGCCTTTCTCGCACGGCTCCCTTGGGGCCGCAACTGTTGCGAGTTTTTTATAGCTCTCAACCTGAGAGGGGATCTCAGGTGTCAGGCTCCCCGGCGTGTGGTTAGGTCGAAGGCGTGGGGTCAGTGGTGAGGGTGAGGCCGTCTCTGAGGGCTTCCTTTTCGAGGGCTTGCCAATGGTCCACGGTTTGGACCCATTCGTCCCATATAAGTTCGCCTGGGCGGTTTAGGAGGCGGTCAAAGATTGAACGGCGTCGAGCCTCACAGAGGTAAGAGGGCGGTTCGGGTGGGAGTTCGTCGGCCCAGAAGACGGGCTGGTTTTCGTAATGGTTGAGGCTGGTGTTGTGGAAGTCCATGGATCAGGCGGGGAAGGCGGGGGCAATGCTTTCGATGGTTGCCTTCTCGGCCCAGAGTTCGCGAATGTTGGCGGCGAGTTCGTAGGCGGTGGTGAAGCGAGACCAGGCGCTACCGGTGTTGTCGCGGTAGCGAATGGCGAGGGTGAGGGGGTGGGTGAGGTTGTGCATGGGTGAGGTGTTGAGGGGTCGCCCCGTTATTGACAGTGTGGCATACCAAGAGCAGAGGCACAAGGGACAGGCCAAAAAAAAGAACCCCGAAGGGTTCAGGCTGCGGCCTTGGCTAGGTAGGCGTCAACCTTGGCGCGGGCTGCGTCTTCGGTCTTGGCTGAGCACTTGCGGAACTTGGGCATCTCGAAAGACTTGGCGATGACGTAAAGCTTGAGGTCTTGAGGATCCCAGCGGAACTGCGCGAAGCGGCTGTTCTGGTAGATGCCATTGATCCAGGTGTCCTTGGCGTCGAGGCTGGTGTTGATAAACACGGTCTCAGTGCCGCCGAGGTGTGAGGTGTTGCGTTGGATGAACATGAGTTTGAGTTTGAGGTGGTCGGCTCTCGCCGTGGGTTCAGGAGTGGCGGACATTGGCCGCCGTTGCCTCCCGATGAATTAAATATACCTTGATGGCATACCAATGGTCAAGATTGTGGACAGTGCGTCAACTGGTCACGCTTCGTCGATGATTGACCCGATCGTGCAGACGGTGGACGCTGCGGCTACGGCGGTGAATCCAGCGAACAGAGCGGCGGCGGTGTGGTCGCCTTTCTTGGCAAGGTCGGCACTAGTGACGCCACCGAAAAGAGCAGCGGCGGCGATGGCGAGGAATGCGAAAGATTTCATGGTTTGAGGTGTTGAGGTGTGAAGGGTCTCCCCTTGACTCCTTAAAGATATGCGATGGCATACCATCTGTCAATCAGATGGGCCACCTGTTCGACTGTCTGCAACCAAAGAACACAGCACCGTGCAGACGATCGGCTCCAGAGCGTGCCGAGGCAGTCCGACATGTTGACGGCTTACCGCTTTTACGGCTCGATCGATCGCCCCAATATCAGTTCGGAATTTTTCAGTTTGAGGCGTTGCCACTAGCACCCGTTCACGGATTAATTCTTGGCGGGTCATGCCATGGGCGGCGGCCTCAATGTCGAGCCGCTTCCGTTCGGAGGGGGTGGCCTTGAACTCGATACGTGAAAGCTTGCTCATTAGAAACGGAGGGCGGGGGGTTCGGTGAAATCGCGGGGGGATGGTTTGGCTTCGGGTCGTTCAGGTGGGCCAAGTTCGCGGAGCATGTTTCTATGAGGCTTCATGCCCTCAGATAACGCGGCGCGAATCTGCGGGTCTGGGTGCCGGATGGCTTCGCGTCTGAGGAGAGCAACGCCAACGCTCGGAGAGTCGAGATGATCCACGGTCCACCATCCGTTTTCGATGCCGCGCTGTAAAAGCACCCGCAACGTTTTACCGTCAAACATCGAACGCCCCCGACAAGACGCCACCGGATGAAGGGGCCAACTCCGGCAGCCGTGAAGGCTGGATGCTTGGCTGATCGTGGAACTGATGCGAGGCGGCCATGCGCTCGGCTAGGTCTTCTTTGATGCCCCAATCGAAAGCGGGGCGGCCGTCACGTTTGCGGAAGACGTAGGACAAGAGCTGTTGATCCAGTGGCATCTCTTTTGATGGGTTCGGGTCCATGCGGTACTGGCTCACCGCATAAACCCACATCTCATCAGAGACGGCATCTTTAATCTTTGACGGGGTGGACATGTAGAGGAACGTGATCTCCTCGTCGCTGATCCGCTTCGCGTAGGGGGTCACGTTCGCGACTGCTCGTAGTCCGAGCTGATAAGTCTTTAACTGCATCAGAACTTGGGGAGTGATTGTTCTAGGGCGTCCCAATCGGTGCCCTGTTGTTGTTGGCGGCCGCCAGGTTGGCGGGGCTCGTAGATGTCAGGCCAGCCAGCATTCGCGGCAGCCTCGAGGGCAGATCTACGAACGGCCGGGGTCCACTCTCTGAGCTTGTTAATCACGCGGTGAAAGACGCGCTCAGATCGGACACCTTTTTTTACAGACCAAAATTCACGGAGGAGTTGGTCACAGTCCAAGAGATCGTCGGGGATTAATTCATCCCCGAGGGTCTTTTTTGCGTAGGCGTCTTTTTCTGTTTCCCCCTTAGAACCCCCTGTAAGAGTGTTATTAGATATAAGAGATTCTTTAGTTATAAGAGTATTAGAAGGTAACGGCTTCTCCCCTTCGGTGCTCGCCGTTCCCAGAGTAATGGGTCTGTCAAGGTTTCCCATTTGAGAATCTATGAGATCCCGCACCACATCGGAGCGGTTGCGAAATTGTCGGGTCTGGGCGTCTAGCCATGAGACCTGATCATCTGTGAGACGTAGTGAGACGGAAGGCATTCAACGGGTGGACGTTGTCTTACGAGTGTGGCACGATGTCGCAACACGTCAACCCTTGATGCTCAATCCAGTCCCCGGCCTTGAGTTTTTCCCTATCCCCCACCGCTACCGCTACAAGGGGCAATGGGTGCCGCACAGCGTGACCCAGGTTCTGGGCTTCGACATGTCCCCGAGCAAGCGTCAGGCGATCGATCGGACCAAGGGCGGCCCAGATGGGTGGGAGGCCAGGGGCAACACCTGCCACAAAGCCCTCGACCAATATCTGGGATCTATGAAGCTCCAAAACGGTCACGGCGTGATCTATGAAGACCGCTGGGCGGATTGGATCGACCCACTACTTGATCACCCCATCTTTCAGGGCGTTGAGGTGCTGGCGACGGAATACGCGGTCTATGACAAGCAGAAGAACTGCGCGGGGTCGTTTGACTTCTTGCTTCGCACTACATCAAGTGAAGACAAGCGCATAATCCTTGGCGATTTGAAGACGGTATCTAGTAAAAGAGCATTAGCGGCCCGAAAGCCTGCAGACGCCCAGTTGGCTG